TTTGGGATACCAAGTTTAGTTGACCGATCAATAGAACAAACTCAACAGCAAGATATAGGAGGCTTTTATGAGTGATAGATTAAAAGAACTACAAGAACAATTAAAAGATTTGGATCCAGATAATCCAAATTTTGATGATCTCAAAGAATTACTTGAGGATGACATTAGAAGAATGACTGAAAATAATATGGCTAGAGGTGGCGTTGTACCGACTGCTAAAATGACAAGACAAAAATTTAACATGGGTGGCTCTGTTAGAATGCGAGCCAGAGATAATCGTGCCGATATGGAAGCTGGAGGTATGGTAAGTCGTGGTGGAAGAATGTCAAGACAAGGTATCAAGTTTAGAGGTGTTAAGTGAAACCAGCCTTTGTGTTGATGTGTTATTTATCAGGAGCTCCTGCTGGAGTATTGCATTTTGAGAACGTAAACACATGTGGCTATTTTAAAAAACACTTGAGTGAGCAATACGTTGTCATCGGTGAGGAGCAAAAAAGATACTCATGTTTTTGTAAATTAGTTAAAGTAGATGAAAAAAGAGTGAGGCTTTGGTAATGTTACAAGCACTAATCGCTCCTGCTACAAAACTTCTTGGCAAGTTTATAGAGGACAAAGACACAAAAAATAAGTTGGCACATGACCTTGCTACGATGGCAGAGAAACATGCACAAGAGTTAGCAAAAGGTCAAATACAAGCAAACACAGAACAAGCAAAACACCCAAGTTTATTTGTTGCAGGAGCAAGACCAGCAATTATGTGGATCTGTGCTTTAGGTTTATTGACACAATTTTTTATTATGCCTATTGCAGAGTGGGCTACTGCTATATGGTTGCCTGAAATACAACTTCCTGAATTAAATACTGGTGAATTAATGACACTTACGTTATCGTTATTAGGACTAGGTGGTATGCGGAGTTTTGAAAAAACAAAAGGCGTTGCTAGGGAGAATCTTAAAAAATGAGTTTATATAGGAACATACATGCAAAGAGAAAAAGAATCAAAGCAGGAAGTGGCGAAAAAATGCGTAAACCAGGACAGAAGGGTCGTCCAACTACTAAACATTTTAAAGCGGCGAAAAAAACTAAGAGAGGATAATTATGAAAAAGAAAATAAAAGGCGTCATCAAAGGTCTAAAAAAAGCTGTAAAAACACACAAAGGACAAGCTAAAACATTATCAAGTCTTATAAAAAATGGCAAAAAGAAAAACAAAAGATCCTAAAGTAGGCACTGGCAAAAAACCTAAAGGATCTGGAAGGAGGTTATATACCGATGAAAATCCAAAAGATACTGTTAGCATTAAGTACGCTACTCCAGCAGACGCTAGGGCTACTGTTGCAAAAGTTAAAAGAATTAAAAAACCGTATGCTCGCAAAATTCAAATCCTTACGGTCGTCGAACAAAGAGCAAAATTCGCAGGGAAACCAAAGCAAGCCTCCATTGCGAAAAAGGGGAAGACCACCCTTAAAAAACAAAGGAAAAAAGTAAAAAAATAAATGGACCTTTACATTTACGATAGAATAGTTAATATTCTAAAAGAGAGGCAACGAAGTCTTGAAGAACAATTACTACACGGTAGTGTCGAAAACTTTGAAGCCTACAAGGAAGTGAGAGCTAGACTCTCAGAACTTGCAACATTACAACAAGAGGTAAAACTCTTGCTCAAAAAGGTGGAAAATGAGTAAAATTATATTACCAAAGAGGTTACAAAAAAAGTTTCCTCCAAAACAAGAACCCCAACAAGAACCTCAACAAGAACCCCAAGAAAAATCGCTAGAAAAAATGCCAGAACCTACTGGGTGGCGTATTTTGATTTTGCCATACAAAGGTAAAGCTAAAACAGAAGGTGGTGTTTTGTTACCAGATCAAGCAATAGAGCGTGAAGCATTAGCAACTGTTTGTGGTTATGTTTTAAAAATGGGTCCTCTTGCATACCAAGACAAAGATAAGTTTGGTGAAAATAGCACTCCATGGTGTAAAGAAAAAGACTGGGTGATTTTTGGTAGGTATGCTGGAAGTCGTTTCCGTATAGAAGGTGGCGAAGTTAGATTATTAAATGATGATGAAATACTAGCAACAATTAACAACCCTGAAGATATTTTGCATACATAGGAGAAATAAATGGCTGAAGCAAAACAAAGAGACTTACCTTTAGAGGAAGAAAATGAAGAAGTTGAAGTTGACTTACAAGAAACGAAAGAAGAACCTGAAGTTGAAAAAGCTGAAGAAACCAAAGTTGAAAAAGCTGAAGAGGAAAACAACGAAGGTAAGTTAGACGGTTACAGCAAAAAGGTCAGAAAACGTATTGAAGATATGACCTATAAATTAAGAGAAGCTGAAAGACGTGAAAAAGCGGCGATTGAGTATGCTCAAGGTTTACAAAAAGAAAACTATTGATGATTCTTATATAAAAGAATATGATGCAAGAGTCACAAGTGAAGAATCTACACTTAAAACAAAACTTGCTGAAGCAATATCTGCTGGAGATGTGGATGCTCAAGTAAATATAAACAAAGACTTGGCAAGATTAGCAGTAGAAGCTGAGAGATTAAATAAAGCTAAAGTTGATAGAGAACAAAAAGTAAAAGAGGAAGAAGCAAAACCTGAACAAGCACAACAAGCACCAAAACAAGTTCATCCAAAAGCTCAGGCTTGGGCTCAAAAGAACACATGGTTTGGATCAGATGAGCCTATGACTCTTACAGCTTTTAGTATACATAATGAATTAGTTAGAGCAAATGGTGAACAATATGCTCTAACAGATGAGTATTATACAACTATTGATGCAAAAATGCGTGAAGCTTTTCCGCATAAATTTGATGAACAAGATGTTGATACTACAGAAACAACACAAGAAAAAACAGTAGTAAACACACCAGTAGCAGGAGCAACAAGGTCAAATCCAGGAAAAAGTGGAAAAAAAGTGACTTTATCAAAATCAGAGGTTGCAATCGCAAAGAAACTTGGTGTATCATTACAACAATATGCTAAACAAAAACAAACTTTAGCTAAAACGTGAGGGAGACAATATGTCAGATAGAAAACCACGCACTGAGGTAACTAGAGAAAAAACTTCTCGTAGGACACCTTGGAAACCACCATCTACTTTAGATGCACCCCCAGCTCCAGAGGGATTTGTTCATCGTTGGATCCGAACTTCGGTTATGGGCTTTGACGATAAAAAAAATCTTTCTGCCAGAATCCGTGAAGGATTTGATTTAGTAAGAGCTGATGAGTACCCAGATTTTGAGGCACCAACTATCCAGGACGGAAAACACGCTGGAGTTATTGGTGTGGGTGGTCTGGTACTCGCTAGATTTCCTCTTGAATCAAAAAGCGAAAGAGACGCATATTTTAAACAAAAAACATCCGATCAAATGGATGCCGTCGACAACGACATGATGAGAGAACAACACCCAAGTATGCCTATCCTTAAACCAGATAGGCAAAGTCGTGTAACCTTCGGAGCAAAGGCAACTAGCTCTGAATAATTTTAACTTATGAGAAGGAGACTACAAAATGGCGACAAATATTGATGCCCCTTTTGGTTTACGTCCTCATAACTTATTAGGTTCTGCACCAAACTCAATGGGGCTGACAAGGTACAAAGTACAAACAGCGGCGACGGCTGGATCATCTAGTTCAATTTTTCAAGGTGATATGGTCATTCCATTAACAAATGGATTAGTCGATGTCTCAGCGGCAGACGGTGGTAGTGTGGCAATCTTAGGCGTTATGAATGGATGTGAATATATTGATTTAAACGGGAAACCTCGTTTTGATAATCATTATCCTGGAACATCTTCAATTAAATCAGGTACTGAAGCTAGCATTTTTGTCTATGACAATCCTGCACAGATATTTGAAATACAAGGAGATGCGTCCTTAACTAATGCGGCGACTGCACAAGCTCTAGTACATTCTAATGCAGAAGGTGCTGGATTTGGTTCAGAGAATGGTTCTACTGGTAAATCTATCGGTGAACTTTCTGTGGCAAGTGCAGGAGCAACTACAGCAACAGACAACTTCAGAATTATTGGCATCAAGGATGACTTTAATGAGATTGATGTTACATCAGCTGGAGTTATCTTTTTGGTAAAACTTAATTTACCATTTCATACTGCAACTACTGGTCTATAGGAGGGTATAATGGCTATTGCAAGATCACAACTCCTTAAAGAATTAGAGCCAGGATTAAATGCTTTATTCGGGTTGGAGTACGATAGGTATGATAATGAACATGCCGAAATTTTTGACACTGAAACTTCTGACAGAGCGTTTGAAGAAGAGGTAATGTTAGCAGGATTTGGAACAGCTCCTGAAAAGGCTGAAGGTGGAGCCGTGTCTTTTG